CGCCCTGAACAAGTCCATTTCCATCATGGGGAATGTCGGGGACAGCCTTCAGAAAGATATGGCAGACACCGCCCGAGAGGTCGCCAAGTCAACAACCTTCTCAGCCGAAGAAGCAGCGGAAGCCTATTTCTTCCTAGCCAGTGCAGGTCTGGACGCTGAACAACAAATCGCAGCCATGCCACAGGTTGCCAAGTTTGCACAAGCCGGAATGTTCGATATGGCTTTGGCTACTGACCTGGCGACAGATGCTCAGTCAGCTTTGGGTCTAGCTTCTGATGATGCCAGAGAGAACCTAGATAACCTCACCCGAGTAACAGATGTCTTCGTAAAGGCAAACACACTAGCCAACACTTCGGTAGAGCAACTAGCAACAGCGTTCACAACCAAAGCAGGTACAGCCCTCAAAACGGTGAACAAAGACATTGAAGAAGGTGCAGCGGTTCTTGCTGTATTCGCTGATCAAGGTATCAAGGGTGAGCGAGCTGGAACACTTCTAACAAACACCATCTTCGGTCTAACAGACATCATGAAGAAAGCCCCTGATGAAGCGGAAGCTTTAGGGCTACAAATCTTCGATGCCTCTGGGGAAATGAGAACCTTTGCGGAAATCTCTAGAGACCTAACAAACATCCTCGCACCTATGAGCAAGGAGCAACAGATTGCTACCTTGTCGAATCTTGGATTTACAAAGCAAGCCCGAGAGGGAACTCTTGCATTACTTGGTAACGCTGACGCTATCGAGGAATACGAAGCCAAGCTAAACGATGCAGGTGGTACAGCCGAAGAGGTTGCCAACAATCAGCTAAAGACAATGACAGCTCAGTTCGAGCTAATCAAGTCAGAGATTGCAGATGTTGGAATTGAAATCGGTAGTGGTCTAGCTCCGGTCTTGTTGGAACTGTTTGAGCAACTAAAGCCAATCATTGAACAGGCTGCCCCTGCCTTTATTGCCTTCTTCGAGAAGCTCGCACCCGTTATCTCTAACGCAGTTTCATTCTTCTTCGATCAGTTCATCCCTGCCCTTCAGAGTTTGTTTGAATCAATTTCCAAGAATCGTGAAGTAATCGGTTTCTTTGTTGTCACTTTGGGAACTCTCTTGGTTACAACTCAGGCAATCATTACAGCGGTCAAGACATTCACAGCGGTTCAGGGAATACTCAACGCAGTTCTAGCGGCTAACCCTATCGGTATCATCATCACAGCCTTAGCAGTATTCACCGCAGCAGTTATCTACCTAGCCACGCAGACGACATTCTTCCAAGACGCTTGGACAACAATGACCGAGATTGCTTCGGAAGCGTTCAGGATTTTCGGAGAGATATTCACCGCAATAGGTGAAGGCATGGTTGAGTTCTTTACTGGATTAGTCGAGAACATTTCCGAGTCTTGGAATCGAATGACCGATGCCATAGGCAAAGCGATTCAAGCAGCAGCCGAGTTCATCTCTGGAATCTGGCAGGGACTTGTTGATGGAGTCAATACAGGAATTGAAAACATTGGTTCATTCTTTGAGAAGGTCTTCACTGGGGTAGGTAACTTCTTCAGGGGAGTTGTCAACGGATACATCAGTATGTTCGAGAGTTTCTTCAACTTCGTTATCAACGGGGCTAACGGTCTAATCAGGGCTTTGAACAGAATCAGAATCAGCATCCCCTCAACACCGTTCACACCTGGCTTCTCTATCGGGGTCAACTTACCCACGCTGGACAACATCTCAATCCCTAGACTTGCGGATGGTGGAATCGTAATGCCTCGACCTGGAGGCGTGTTCGCAAACATAGCCGAAGCAGGAAAGCCCGAAGCAGTTATTCCACTTGACCGCATGGGTTCAATGGGAAGCACAACTAACAACATTGAAATCAATGTCACCGCTGGTGTCGGTTCTGATCCGGTAGCTGTTGGTCGTGAAGTTGTGAACGCAATCAAGCGATACGAGTCAACCAACGGGAAAGTCTTCGTAGCCGCATGACCGTAAAAGTTGAACTTGGATTTACTTCGGCAGGAGCTTCAGCCCCGTTCTTCACCCTCGACAGCGACAGGCTAGGCAGGCTGAACAACACTGAGGGTCTTCTCGGCGGTGGTCAGGTTCTTGTTGATGTCAGTCAGTATGTTAGAAACTTCAACATCAACCGAGGAAAATCAAGGGAGCTAGATAGATTTCAAGCAGGTCAGGCAACAGTCGCCTTCAACAACAATGACCGAACCTTTGACCCAACCTATGAGGACTCTCCCTTTGCAGGTCAGATAGAACCGAGAAGGCAGATGGTCATAACGGTTGACGATGTGATTCAGTATGAGGGAACGATTGACGACTGGAACATCGCCTATGAGCAGGGTGGTAATTCAGTGGCTTCAGCAGTTGCCTTTGATGGAATTGCTAACCTCGCAAACATAACTCTCGAAGACTTCACCCCTTCGGGTTCGGTGATTGAAACTAAGTTCTTCATTCTTGATGACGACCCCCGAGGTGAGCTTGATAACTCAGACAACCTACTCTCGGGAGACGATGCAGTTGTCACAACGGGAAGGGCAATCAACTCAGCTCTAGACAATATTCTTTGGCCTGAAGATAAGAGAGATCTAGACACAGGTCAAGCCATAGTCGAGAGCAACCCAATAGAAGACGGAACAATAATCCTTGACTACTTGCAGAAGGTTGCAACAAGTGAGCCAAGCGGTGTCTTTATTTCCAAGTCCGGAGATGTCAAGTTCATCGAAAGAAACGCAGGGTTCTTAGGCACTAAGCCGCTACTAGCTGATGATGGAACAGGCATCCCTTATTCAATCGTTTCGGTAATCTTCGGAACTGAACTTCTGTTCAATGAGGTTGTAGTCAGCAACTCAACGAACGAGGTTTCAGCAGTCAATCAAGATTCGGTTAGCCTGTACGGAAGACGGGATGTAACTAGAGAAACATTCTTGAACTCTGTTAGTCAGATGAATCAGCTTGCTGACTTTATTGTTGGGAAGTTCGGTGAGCCTGAATTCAGGTTCGAGGTTCTAGAAGTTGACCTAGCGAATCTAAACAGTTCGCAGAGAGAGTCAATGATTGGGCTGGAGCTTGGGGACTATGTTGAAGTCAAGTTCACGCCGAACGATATACCTCCAGCGATCCAAAGATTCGGTCAGGTTATTTCAACTAACTCAACTTTCACCCCAGACAGAGAGGTTATTCAAATCGGCCTGCAATCGGTGCAGGGAGCTTTGGTAGTATTAGACGAAGAAGCTTTTGGTAAACTAAATTCAGGAAGCGTTTTAGGATTCTAAATTATGGCATTTATTGATTTCACAGCTGGCGAGGTTTTGACCGCCGCCCAAATGGACACAACATTCCGTCAGACTGTTATGCGGTTTGCCGATGCAGCTACAAGAGACACAGCTCTAACAACCGTTCTAGCCGAGGGAATGATTTGCTACCTCGATGACACTGACGAGATTCTCAAATACAATGGGGCTTCTTGGGAAAGCGTCAGCAACCCAGGAGACATCACAGCGGTCACAGCAGGAACAGCCCTAACAGGTGGGGGAACAGCTGGGGATGTAACTCTTGATGTTGACATTTCGGCAGTAGGTTCAGCGGTAGAAATTAGCTCGACTCAAATCGCCAATGACTTCTCTTCTCTCGGTTCTGCAACTTACACACTAAGCACCGCTGACGCTAACAAGTTCATTCGCTTCACTGGGGATGTAACCTTGACAGTTTCAACAGCGACAGACTTTGCCATCGGTGATCAGGTTCAAATCTTTGCAGACGGAACAGCTACAAACATCACAACAGACGGGGCGACAATCGCCGCATCAGGAACTTCAATCACTTCGGGAACATTCGTACCGGGCAATCAATACGAAGCTTTCTCGGTGTTCTGTGTGGCAACGGACGAATATAGAATCGTCGGAAACATCTCGGAGGCGTAATAGTGGGATTTATTCTTTTAGGAATTCTAAACGGTCAAGCACCTTCGGGGCCGGTTGCAACGGGTGGAGTAGTCACAACAGATGGAAACTATACTGTCCACACTTTCAATTCCAGTGGTGACTTTGTTCTCAATCGTGCAAAGGACATTGAATTTCAGGTGATTGCCGGCGGTGGCGGTGGTGGAGCTGGAGCAGGAGACAGAACAGGCGGAGGAGCTGGAGCAGGAGGTTTCCGTTCCTCAATAGCCAGCGACCCTTCTAGTGGAGCAGGTGCAGCACTAGAGTCGGCTTTGAGCCTAAGTCCAGCAACTTATGCGGTTACAGTTGGGGCTGGGGCGGCTGGAGGATATAGAGGTAATGCTTCTCCTGGTTCTGATTCTGTTTTTTCTAACATCACAAGTATCGGCGGTGGTCAGGGTTCAAGTGCATGGAACGGAAACGCTGGTGGGAATGGTGGTTCTGGTGGTGGAGGTGGAATCCTCAACAACATGAATGGTGGAAGCGGAACAGCTGGACAGGGAACTGATGGCGGTGGAAATACTAATACATCAAACATCGGTAGTGGCGGTGGTGGAGCTTCTAATGCTGGTTCTGTTAATGGTGTTGGTGGAGCTGGCATTACTACAAATGTGACTGGCAGTTCTGAAACAGTAGCACAGGGCGGCTATGGTGATTCCAATACAAATGTGACAAATGTTGGATCTGGTGGGCGTGGAACTATATCTTCCAATGTTAGTGCTGGAAGCGGTCAAAACGGACGAGTCATAGTTAGGTATGAACAATGAGATACTATGCAAATGTTAATTCTGAAAATATAGTGACTTCAGTTTTAATTGTGAACCTAGAAACTGAAGAAGCAGATTTAGCTTGGCTTGCTAAAAACTTTGGTGGAACTTGGCTGCGAACTTACAGGCAGAGCGACCTAGAAAATGGTGTGGATTCTGCTAGAAACGGATTACCGGCAGAAGTCGGAAGTATATGGGACAATGAGCTACAAGCATTTTATCCACCGAAGCCATTTGATTCTTGGACTTTTGATCAAGAAACATTGAATTGGATTCCTCCCCTAGAACGACCTGAAGGAAGTGTGATTTGGGACGAAGAAAATTACAGCTGGGTTGAGGTATAAGGCTATTCGTATTATTGTTTGCGTATGAAAATAAAATTCCTACCAAACATTGATAATTCTGAAAACAAGCTTTTACAACCAGTCCCAGCAGTGACAGGTTTGCCTGAGTGGTATAAGGCCAAAAAACCTTTTCTTGGTGAATCAAAAAAACATCAAGCCTTCTCAAACGATACAAAAAATGTGACAGTCAAATGGTGCAATCCTTTTGGAGACGCTCTTGGAGCTGGCTATTTTATTGTTCTGGAAAATGATGTTCAGATCAGACAAGTTGACGGCACTCAAGAATTTCTTTGGTTCAGGGGAGGGGATGGCTTTATTGGCTCTCACTCTAAAGAGCAAATTTCTCCAGACCTAATACCTGAAGGATATTCTGATGAACCCTGGAAGTTTATGAATTTTTGGGGTATCGAAACTCCTCCAGGTTACTCATGCCTTTTCACTCACCCATTGAATAGAACCGAGCTTCCGTTTCTGACCTTGAGCGGTGTGGTTGATACAGATGATTACAACCTTCCCGTCAATTTTCCCTTTTTGATAAAGAATGATTTTGAGGGAATTATAGAAGCTGGGACTCCTATTGCACAGGTAATACCCTTCAAGCGTGAGTCTTGGAAATCTGAGATTGCAGCCTACGACTTACAAAAAAATTCTGCACTCCAAAGCAAATATAAAAGAAAGATTTTTAGGCCTTACAAATTGGGCTATTGGAAGCGGAAAGAATACAAGTAGAAGGACATAGTAGAATAGAGAAAGACTTGCACTTACAGACAGGATTTTCTAAATGCCAGTAACCAATTCATCAGTATCAGTAGGAACAGCAGTCACAGAGCTAGTCACCTCTTCGGCTAATAAGCTTTATGTCTATTTGCAAGACGGAGACTTTGACGGTGACACTGTGACCTATGTTGGCGGTGACAGCGTGACCACCTCGAACGGTATCAAGCTAAGCAAGACCAACCAAACCGTCTTCGAGCTTTACGAGTTTGACACTCTTTACGCAATCAGCAGCGGAACAGCAGGTTCAGTCAGAGTTCTAGAAGTCGAGTAACCGATGGAAGAACCAACCGGCAGAGTAACTATCAACATGCTCTATGCCAAGCAGCTAGAGAATGAGAAGTTACTAATCGAATTGTCTGAACGCTTGGCCTCTATGGAGCAGATACCTAGTCGAGTCAGAGAACTAGAACTTGCTCAGGCGAAAACAGCTTGGATTGAGAAAGTGGCTTATGCCGCTCTAGTCGCTGGAGTAGGAGCGTTGATCGGTGGACTCATTAGCTTGGTGTGACAACCCGACTTGCTCGGTCTGTGAACTCTTGATTCATGGTTATGTCTTACAAATTCAAAACCCGAGACTCCCCTGATGTAACTTATAAATTACATTCTGAAATGTCAGCTCTACGATACTATTTTGACGCTCTAAACAATACCGTTTTTACCAACACTTAGACCCATATCTGTTGGTATGCAATAAATAAGCAACACTTAGAAGGTCATTTAGGAAGCTTTCAGAAGGACACTTGGGGAAATGTATAGTAGAAACGCTGCGAAATGTATATTAGAAAAGATGCAAGTACACGCAGATTTGCACTCTAATGCACCAAAATTAGCTGTTTTATTGCACCAATATGCGTGAACGCACAGGCTTTAGAATAGAGATATGACCTGGCAATTTCCCTTTCCGAAGAACACAATCACCGATAGATTCAATGATTTCGAACCTCCTAGAAAATCTCCACACCGAGGGCTTGATTTAGCTCCGGGTTCAAAGGCTCTAATCCCTGCCATAACTGATGGGGTTGTAAACAAAATCTTTTATTCAAGCTGCTTAGGTTGGGTCTGTGAAATTAAGACCAAGCAACATGGTATTTATGTTGGTCACTCGCATCTCTACTGCAACAAGCACGACTCGATTGACTGTGACGGTAATGACCACGAAGACGGGTCAACCTGTATGAAGAATCTAAAAGTCGGAGACAAGGTAACCTCTGGTCAGCCTGTTGGGAGAGTCGGTAACTCAGGCACTTGTTCAAGGGGTGCTCACTTGCACTTGACCTTCGCTAAGAAGTCAGACCCTCGATGGGCTAAGACATTCGACCCCGAGAAGTTCTTGGATCAGAAGATAGCGAAACAGGAGAAGTCTAAGAAAACTGCACCCACAGAATCGCCTGTGAAGCCCGAACAAACTAAACCCGAGGTAACCACACCCGAGAGGGCTGTGAACCCCCCTAAGAGCGTTCTCGAAGCGTTGAGAGTGATAATGGCATGGTTCGGCAAATAAAACAGTT